ATGAAAAAGATGAAATGGCTGTATGTACTACTGGCCACATTCCTGCTGACAAGTTGCGGAACGCTCATGCAACCCTATCAAATGGATAGTAAGATGAAAGACATCGAATTAGGCATGACCAAAAAGAAAGTGATCTCCATATTGGGAAAAGATTTCGAATCGGCAGGTGCCCGCATGACCTCCGAAGGTTCGATCGAAACCATCAGCTACAAGACGGCTTCCATGACTGAAAATACGGAAGGGTATTACCTGTTAAGTTTCAAAGACGGAAAATTGGTTGAGTGGTTTAAGGAAAAATATCCGGTACACAACCACCAGCACTAATTGTCGCAAACGACAATGTACAAATAAGGCAGATGCCTCCGGGCATCTGCCTTATCTCTTTTACGGTTATAAACCTTTTTCGATACATGTACCCGGTTGAAACTGACCGGATGACCGTGATTCTCAATCTCTGCTTCCCTACTTCCTTTTCGGTTCGCTTTGATGTAATCCATAAATGAATCTTTTTTCTTTGTTTTCATACGAATAATATTTAACGTGACAAAGGTACGGATAATATCTGAAGTTGGTTCAGTCTTTCCTGAAATGTACGGAAATACATAAAAAGCCCCGACACTATCGCCTGTTCTCATGGAGCAACTGATCCGTAACATACCGTAAACTATCTCAAAAGTCATAGTAAACTAATTCAAGACATACTTCATATTATTCATATGTAGTACTACCAATAGACGATACGTAGTACCACATATCGTCTATTGGTAGTAGATAAAATATTTGCAGATATATCTAGTATAATTATCTTTGCCTCAAAGAAAAATGACAAAGTTATGAAAGGTGCAATTTATAGTAGAGTATCTACAGAACAACAAGATTATAGTAAACAAACGAATGAACTGAAAGACTATGCCAAAAGAAACGGTATAGAAGTAGTCTATGTATTTGAAGAAAAAGAATCAGGATTCAATAATAATAGACCAGAGTTTGAAAAACTAAGAAAGCTAACGAAGCAGGATATTGATATTATTCTGGTCTGGGAAATATCACGTATAAGTAGAAGGGCAATTTATTTACAACAGCAGGTACAGGAATTTACTGATAAAGGAATCTGTATATATGCAAAGAAAGATGGCTTTTCTACCTTAAATGATGATGGTTCTGTTAATGCTTCAACTAAAATGTTGATAGGCTTTGCTTCCATTATTGCAGAACAAGAAGCAGCAACACTCAAAGAAAGAACTATATCCAGTAAAAGAAATAAGATTTTAAGAGAAGGTAAAAGTTATACATATTATGCTCCCTATGGATATGATTACAGTAAAGAGACTAAAATGTTATCCATCAATGAAAAACAGGCACAAGTTGTTAAAAGGATCTTTCAATTGTCTATAGATGGATATTCAACAGAAAGAATTGCTATTCTTCTGAATGCAGAGAAAATACCAACTAAAGGCAAAAAGGAGAATTGGACAGCAGGAACAGTTTGCAATATGCTTACGAATCCAGTGTATAAAGGTGAAGCAAATTATACTCTTAAAAAAGAAAAGAAAGCAGGTAGTACTTATTGTAAACCTATGGAAGTGGTTACTATTTCTACACCTGCTATTATTGAAAAAGAACAATTTGAACTCTCACTACAAAAACTAGCAGAACGGACAAAAAGAAGTAACAGTTTTGGAACTAAGTATAATCCATTACTTAGAGGACTGATCCACTGTCCCCACTGTGATGTAAAGTATGTATATAATTTTGGAACAAACCAATATCTCTGCGTTAATAAGTACAAGAAGGCAAGTAACAAAAATGTACATTGTACAGCCAAATGTATTTCCAATAAGCTGGATTCTATTGTTTGGAATGTAGTAAAAACATTTTTCTATAAGGAACTGGCAGCAGGGAAAGCACAGGAACAGATAGAACCATTACAGGCAGAAATTGAATCATATAAACGGCAGATTCTTCTTTTAGATGGTAAACAGTCTGAACTTACTGCTAGAGCAAACATAATAGTAGATGCAGCCATTGAAATAAAAATCCAGTTTCCTAATATGCCAGATCTTTATGCTAATAAGATGAAAGAAGTAGAAGAGATCAATAAAGAAGCCAGCAAATACCAGAAAGAAAAGGAAAGACTGGAAAAACTAATACACTCTAATGAATCCAGAATAAAGAATATCAACAGAGCCAGTAAAGAATCTGCTTTAGTGGAAAGTATTACAGATGAAACAGAAAAGTATGATCTGGTACATAAGGCAATAGATAAGATAATGATTTTTGGAGAAGGTAAAACATCTATTATTATTGTTACTTTTTCTACTGGACAAACTATTTATCTGGGTTATTCTTCAAAATCTAATAGCAAATACTACACAATCTTTTATCCTAGTTCTGATATTTACTTTGATATTCAAACAAATAAAGGATATATCAACCATTTAAAAGAGAAGGCAACCATTAATTCAGATGGTTCCATTTACTTAGGTGATCTCACTGGAGAAGTTAAGGAATACAGTATTATAGATTTTGTAAATTATCTAGATATTGAGGAAAACAGAAGATACTATTAATAAAGAAAGTCCTGTTGGCATAATAAACTGGCAGGACTTTTTTGTCTTGTAAACTTTACCTATCTTTGCACCAACTTCTAAAGTTCAAGGAGTTGAACCTCTTAGAAGGGACATAGTTAATTAAGAGCGTTTGAAATATTATCCTATTGTGGAATCTGGACAATTCTATATACTGGGATAATAGACAGTAATCGCTCACGCTGTGCTATATATCTACCTAGTGTAGTTTATATAACCGTATGGCGTGGGCTATTGTTTATTACCAGTATAGGGCAGTCCAGAGCCTCACAATAGTAATATTCAATAGTTCCCACGCTTCTTTATTTTATTAATCTATCCAGGGAACAGATGGGTATAATTTAGTTTTTATGAAATCATTTTACTTTCTATTTGTTTGCTTAGTTTGTTTCTCTACATCTTTATTTGCACAAGAAGATGTATTACGTTATCCTATACCAGAAGGTGGACAACCTTTTGATTATAAATACCCTAAAGCAAGTAAAGTCCATTGTAAAATGCACAATTATTTTGAAATAATACGCGAGTGGGATAAATATTATGATTATAGTGAAGATAGTTTGAATTTAACAATAAGACAGCCTGAAGGAAAACAATATATAAGGTATAACATAAATAAAACAATGGCTTCTTACAGTAATCCTTTTTATAACTGGAATGACACATATACTTATACAGATGATGGGAAAATAAAAAGAATAGATAGTGAAAGTAATGATAAAAAAAATAAGTGGTATTCCATATATGAATATAATGACAATTCCACAAGTATAATATCTTATAGATATAGCCAAATATTTGATAAATATCTTCCTGATGATAAAGAAGTAATAAAATATTTAGATAATAAAACTGTAAGTTATACATATAATTATGATGTCAATAGTAAAAAATGGATAAAAAAAGAATTCTGTTGGGTTAATTTGTTAGATTCTGAAGGGAAAGTTATCGAATTTGGACATTACAATGAGAAAAACAAGAAATATAGAAAAGAAGGGAACTATGAATATACAAATGATGGATATATTTTATATTCTTTTTCCAATGGGAACAATTATAGTATTACAGAATGTTCTTTTAACGAAAAAGGAGATCTTATAACAGATGCGTTTTATCACTGGAGCAATGATGATCAACGTTATTTAGATAACATAAGAGAATATACTTATACTTATTTAGAACCAACTTCTAATGAAGAAATAAGACCAACAAACTATAAAGTATATTCTAATAATGGCTATTTAATTCTAGAAAATAATACAGGAATAAGTAAAAAAATATCTATCTATGCAATAACAGGTCAACTATTAAGAACAATATCTATATCTGACAATAGAACAGAAATTCCATTAAGTTCAGGTATTTATATTGTAGTATTAGACAATCAATCTTATAAAGTTAAGGTTAAGTAAAGAGAGGAAATAAAAAAACTGTGTGAGCAAAGTTAATATTTTATTCTTTGCTGACACAGTTTAATTTACATCCTCCACTGAAGCAATTTATTTAATAATATTACAAATCCAAATTCAAATAATACATAGCTTGTTTTGTCTGGAAACAATGCGTATAACTTTCACGAGAAAGTGGATTAGACCCAAAACGATCTTTATCAAATCTAGGATTTTTTACAATAATAATTTTCTCCCAAATATCCTTTCTATCAATGGCTTTTACCACATAAAAATATCTATTATCTAATACCTTTACTGAAATATCAATGCAATGTTTTTCACTAGAACCAAGCTGAAAAACTGTAGCAATACTACTAAAAACTATATCTTCCATAACTATTTGATTTTAGATTATATTGCAAACATACAAAAAAAGCCTAACAGAATCAACTGCTAGGCTTCTTTTTTAATACTTCCATACTTTACCATCATTTACTTTGGAGTAGTAAATATGGTTATATAGCGTAACTTTAATAGTATCAGTTTTGTTTACTGTGTGAGTAGTATTGTTTCCTTCTATATCCACTTTATACTTATGTTCTATGATATATTCTGTAACATCTTCGCCATAGTGAGCTTTTTTTAATATCTTATGTGATTGATATTCATAATTTTCGTGAACTACATCTAATTCACCAACTGTAGGAAGAACAGGGATTCTATCAGGTTCGTAATATTCAATTAATGCACTTTTGATTCTACCATCTACAGAATTATCTACTTCGCAGCCAGTTAATACGGCTACCATTATTGTAATGAGGACAATTAAGTTCTTCATATTTACTTAGTTTAGTCTTGTTCATTTATTATTCACTCTCTCAAATCTGATTGCGTACTTAGTTGGAATATCTAGAAATTGTTTTCATTCATAGCCCTTACTGGGATCTGCTGTAGCTTTAGGTACTCATTTCCTTATCAAAGGGCAATTATTTGTATTAATATTTTTCAGGTCATAGATATACATAATATCTTCACCAAAAAAATTCACGTATCAACCACTATTACAATTACTATCTATCTTGGTTTTAGTTAAATTCATAAATTTATCAAGTTCCATTCAGTGACTGGAATACTTAACATAATTAGGATTTCTTGTTTTAATCTCTATTACAGCCTTTTTATTTCCCTGTGTAAGATAACCATCCACAAAGTCATAGGTATTAGCTGTAGGTTGTCAAATACTTTTTATTTTTAATTGATTTACAAAGCTCTCAAATCAATGCCTTCCAATTATCTCGTGACGTTGAAACTCATTATTTGCCATATCATACATTTATTTGGTCAGTAATATATTATATCTATTTAACTATGCGTATCTAGTGCTATACCATCTAAAAGAGAACTGCCAAATTATTCTGGCTTATTCTCTGTTTCTTCTTTAGATGGTTGATTTTGAATATCTACCTGAATTGTATTAATCAGGTTTACAACTTCATTGTAAGGCTGTGTAGCCAAATAATTTAGGATTTGCTGTAGTGTTTTGATTGATAAGGTTATTGATTCCATATAATTGAAGTTTTAAGTTTAGTTTTGGTGAATCTAATTAATATGCTGTATCTCAATTTTCTATAGTACAAAGATACTAAGTTGTTGGCAGCCATAAAAACAAATTATCAGAAATCTTGATATTTGTTGCTATGCTTCATTTTTGTAAATATTCTTTGGTCTGAAACAAGTAAAAGAGAATAATAATTACTTAAATATGATTTTACTTCTTACAATTATATATCCAGCAACTTTTTTACCGTCTATCCTCTTACTGGCTGCATCAATTTCAAACCATTTATCCAAATCCGTAGCTTTAGCCGTTTCTTTCTTTCCAACTAATTCATAAGTCTTTTTAAGCAATTCCTTTGCCTTCTTTGCAGGAATAAATTCGCCAATATGAATATCTTCTTTGATTATCTTGAATATCTTATTATCTAAACTCTTATAGTCATTAGCAACCAGCAATTCATTTTTAATTGCCTTCTGCACATATTTCAGGCGTTTTACAGCCTCATCCCCTAACTTATGATATGCTGGTATCAATAAAGGAAACTGTTTCTCTAATTCTTCTATTTTAGGTGAAACAACTAAACTCTCTTTTAATTGGCTGTACTCTTTATATGCTTCCTCAAATGTAAGTTTCATACCTTTCTTTCTTATTATTTCATTATCTACCAATTCCCAATTAACAGAAGTATGTAATATCCCATTAGAATCATATCCTTTTGCTATTTGTAACCCGCTGGAATATATCACTTTATTTACTTGGTAGTTATATAACTCCAGTTTGGGAAGAATATCATTCACCTTATAAGCATCATTTTTCTTATCGTATGAAATATACATATCATTTACTTTGTCTTTTAATTTATCTCTTAAATGATCCTTTACTATATCTGGTGCAGTATTGAACATATTTGCTGTTTCTTTAGCTGCTTCCAATTCTTTTTCTGTCCTCTCTTTCATTTCTTCGTAACTTAAACTAAGAGTATCCAGTTGAGTATTGAATATATGTACAATTAAGTTTCTAAAAGGATTTGTTTTTGTTCTGATCCTGCCTGCTATCTGTGGAATATCAGTATCTATAGCAGCTAAAGTATGTGGATTGGAAGTAGAACTAACTACAAATGACATTGCAGTATCACTAAAGTAATCCACACCTTCAAAACCTTTGCAAGTAATGAATGTGAACATCTTATTATCACTGATACTGTTACTTATTTCAAAACCTTCTAATTTACTTCTGTTTGATTCGGTATCAGCACATATAATTCTTACTTCATTATTTGTTAAATCACAATGATCTAAAATAGCCTTTATATCTGTTACTGAGTTAATAAAGAAAAATGCTTCATAGCTCTTTTTACCGTTTATCTCTATATATCCGTCTCTCTTATAAGCCTTGATATAATTTGAAGCCTTTTGATATGGATGATTGGTTTTTTCTAATGATACAATTAATGTATCTGTATAACTCCAATCTGCAACAATAACAGGCACACCATTTAAACAGGAAGGACTAAATTCAGCCTGTATGGGTGTTGCAGACATAAAACAGAATGATTTATACTGTTTGAAGCTGTCTAATACTCCATCTATTGCAGTATCTCTATAACTATATGCTTTCAACAAACAATGATATTCATCCACCAGTAACCTAAAATCAGCAGGATTCAGATATTCAGCCAATTTAGCCAGTTTATCATAAGTACAAATGATCTTCTTAACTCCATCTTTCTTTAAATACTTCTTTAGCTTACTTTTCAAAGTATTGTCAAAGCTACCAAATAAGCCGAACAAGTTCTTATTATCTGATTCACCTGCTTCTGCCTTACCAATCTTATTTACTATTAATTCTTTAGTAGGTACTGCTATAACATAGTTTTCACTGTTAGTAATGGCAATAGTAGTACCACCACAACCAGTAATAACTTTATTGAATATACAATTATGTGGAAGATCTTCTAAATGTAAATATCCATCTGTAGAATTAATTTTTAGTGTATTTGCTTGATTCTTCATTTTATGTATTGATTTTGACGTAAAAAAAAGTTCCATCTATCTAAGTGGGTAAAATCTAGTGTTTATAAGCATCTGGAATATTATTAGTGCATTGGAATAAAATTTTGAAGGCATAGTCTTATATACTGAATCTGAAAAAAAAATTCCAATCGAAATAAAATAAAACCAGATTCACATCTGGTCTTATTCTTATCAAATTCACTCACACAAACGTACTTTTATGGCTTAAAGTGTATTTCTAGTAGAAGTTATGACAATACTTCTTGGACTTATTTAATATACACAAAGATACTGCTTTTTTTCGTGACTGTCAAGTAAATTTCAAAGAATCTAAATATGTAACTATATGTATATCTGATGTTTATATTTTATATCTAAGGCTCGATTTGAGGTGTATTTTTAAGGTCAAACCATCTAAAAGAAGAATGATTTTATCACTCCAAATTAAATCGGCTGGAATAAGATAATTCTATAAAAATAATCGAATTAAATCGGCATCTTCTTCTTTAAATGGTCTAGTTTTGAAAGCACATTAGAATAACAGCGCAAATTAAATCGGCATCATTCTCTTACTTGGGTAAAGAATAAAATATTTTGAAAATAATTGGAGAAATATTTGTGGATAATGAAATCATTATCTATCTTTGTAGTGTTGAATTAAAACAGTTAAAACAATGACAGAAGAAGAAAAGGAATTAAAAGAAGAGATTGCTAGAAAAGAGAAACAACTAGCTGACTTTGTAAGACTTGGTGCTTTTATTGATCTAAGCGAAGAAGAAAAAGAAAAAAGAATAGATCTTTACTTAGATGATATAAACAAATTAAAAAAGAAAATCAAAAACTAACAGAGTTCCCCTTAATTGGGGAACTTAAAAATAATATAGATATGAAAACATTAAATGAATATTTGGCAGAATTGAAGCCTTTAATGGGAACAGATGATCCCAAAGAAAGAGAAAGGTTTGAAGAAATATTATCTATCCTGAAAGAACAATTTACTTCTGTTGATGATAAAAAGATTATAACAGACTTTTGGAATAAAGGAATGGATGAATTAGGTAAAGATATAAAAGAATTAACTTTAAAGGTACAATTATCAGAAATATCTAAGATGGTATCTTTGTCTTATATAGCAAAAAAGTATTTCAATAAATCACAAAGTTGGCTATCACAACGTATTAACGGCAATACTATTCATAATAAGCCAGCTAAGTTCACTAGTGAAGAATTGGCTACACTACAGTTTGCACTAAAGGATATAGGGAATATTTTAAACTCCACTGTTTTAACAGTTTAATTCAACACCTCTACATTTTAGGAGTTTAGATGTAGAAAAAGCCTGCTAGTTAATTCTGGCAGGCTTTACTATTATGTACCTTTTGATGGCATTCCTTACATAATGACATTAGATTATCTGGGTTATATGCTAGGTATATTCTCTTTAGATGGTCAGTAGTAGACATAAAACTAGTAATATGATGTACATCTACACTAGGAACTACTTTATCTTCTTTTAGACATAGCTCACATAACGGATGCTGTTGTAAATATGAAAGCCTTAATTTTCTCCATCTGGTAGAAGTATATACTTCATTACGTTCTTCACGCTTAATAGAGGTCTGCTTTATTCTCTCTGGCTTCTTTAGATAAGGCATTTGTTTGTATTCCTTTTAGTTGTTTATTATCCATCTGTAATTGATACCGTACCATTTTAAGACGGTATTCTATCTGCTTAACTACATTATCTTCTATTCCATCTGATATTACCTTTAGCAAGGTATTATGAAATATATCTTCATCTGTCTGACTTAACTGCAAGTTGGTTGTATTACCTATAAATTTGGATCTTAAACGGTTGTAATTATCTGAAATATCTTTGGCTATTAAAGGTTTGATCTCTGAAATCTGGTAATTGTATTTATGATGGCTATGTTCTCTTTTAGATGGTTCTAGGATAGAATTAAATTCTTCTTCTGTTATATGTAGTAATTTACAAGTATCTTTGATACCATAGTCATATAGATATTGCAGCAACACTTCTTTACTGGGCTTTAATTTCTTCATAGTATTTGTCTAACAGTTCTTCATTCTTAGCAAAGAAATCTCTTAGTATCATTCTTATTATCTGGGCTTTTGGAGTATTAGTAGCTTTATTCATAATATCTATGTTCAATGCAGTTTCACCATCTAGGCGAACTGTAATTCTTTCTGACATACTTTCCTTCATATAAACTGTGATTTTTAATGTTAATGTATTGGCTTTTAATCATATACAAAGATACGGATATTTTACAGCAAGAACAAGTAAAATACTAATAATCAAATAATTGACTGCCAATAGACTGGTTAGTATTTGAAAGTTTGAAAGATAAATGAGCAGACACAGATACGAATGGATATGTACACTTAAAATAAGAATTTAATTATGATAGACTACAAAGCACCGTCTGACGTATGTAAAGAAGCAAAAGAATATATGAAAACCGTATTAGCCAGACTGGAAGAATCTGGAGTACTGGAAAATGTAGATGTAGCAGCGTTAGATATGTTGGCAAGAAATTACAGTATGTTTATTAATGCTTCCAAGCAAGTAGAAAGAGAGGGAGCAACAATTGAAAATAGACAGGGTAACATTGTAAAGCATCCTGCTGTAACTATTGCCAAAGATGCACAAATACAGGCAGTAAAAATTATGCAGGAGTTTGGACTTACCGCCAAATCCAGAACAAAATTACCTAAACTGGATAAAGAAAAAGAAGAAGATTCACCACTGGAGAAATTTGTAAAGACTGCAAAGGAAGTTAGATAATGAAACCTTATTACGAATATGCGGATAAGGTTTTAAATGGAAGTATTGTCGTTGGTGAGTATATAAAATTAGCTTGTGAAAGGTTCCTGAATGATTTACAAAGGGAAGATCTGGAGTTTAGAGAAGAAAAAGTAGATCTGGCTATCCAATTCATTTCTACTTTGACACATTACACAGGTAAGCATTCTGGAAAGCCTTTTATATTGGAAGGATGGCAGCAGTTCATAGTAGCCAACATAGTAGGCTGGTACTGGAAGGATTCAGGTACTAGACGATATACCAGCAGTTATATTGAAGTATCAAGAAAGCAGGGAAAAACGGCTTTAGCTGCTGCATTATGCTTGTATTATCTAATTGCTGATGGTGAAGATGGCGCAGAAGTATTATTGGCTGCAAACAGTAAGGAACAGGCTAAAATTGCATTCGATATGTGCAGCAAGTTCAGTAAAGGCTTAGATCCAAAAGGAAAGTATCTTACTGCTTACAGGGCTGATATTTTATTCAGTCTTACCAGTTCCAAATTGAAAGTATTGGCTGCTGATGATAGCAAACTGGATGGTTTTAACGCTAGCTTTGGTTTACTCGATGAATATCACGCAGCAGCCAACAGCAAGGTTAGAGATGTAATTAAATCCAGTATGGGGATGCGCGAGAATCCACATCTTTGTACCATTACAACTGCTGGATTTGACAAGTCTTTACCCTGTTATCAACTAAGAACAGTAGCTATAGAAGTACTAAACCATCTAAAGGAAGATGACAGTATGTTTATAGCCATTTATTGTTTGGATGAAGGCGATAAATGGGACAGTGAAAAGAACTGGTGTAAATGTGCTCCAAACTTAGGAATCACTGTTACTAAGAAATATATCAGGGAGCAAGTTAAACAGGCAAAGAATAATCCTAGTGATGAAGTTGGAGTTAAAACAAAGACATTGAATATCTGGTGTGATTCTGCTACCGTGTGGATTCCAGAGGACTATATAGTAAAGTGCAGTGATGTAGTGGATCTTTCTTCTTTAAATGGTCTGGACTGCTATATAGGTGTGGATTTGGGAGCAACAAGCGATTTAACGGCTGCATCCTTCTTAGTTGTTGATGGCGAAAAATATTACTTCAAAACACATTATTATTTGCCAGAAGCAGCTTTGGAAGAAAAGGCTGATAAAGAACTTTACAAGTTATGGAAGCGGTTGGGACTGCTTACAGTAACACCTGGAAACGTTACGGATTATGACTACATAACTACTGATATTCTGAAATACAGAGAAGTCGTTAATATAATATCTGTCAGCTACGATAAATTCAATGCTACACAATGGGCAATTAATGCAACTGAACAAGGTTTGCCCTTAGAAGAATATTCACAGACTTTAGGCAATTTCAACAGACCTACCAAAGAACTGGAAAGGCTTATATTGTCAGGAAAAGCAGTAATAGACAATAACGACATTACTAGAAATTGCTTTAGGAATGTAGTTCTGAAATCTGACTATTGTGGCAATGTAAAGCCGGTAAAATCACAGGATAAAAAGAAAATTGATGGTGTGATTGCTATGATACAGGCATTAGGCGGTTATCTGCTGACACCACATTATACCAATACGATATTTACAATATAAAACCTTAATTGATGGGATTTTTTGATTTATTTAAAAAGAAAGAGCCACAAGAAGAAAGAAGCTATACACTTTATGGACTTAATAGTCTGGTATATAATACAAATTCCAGCTACAGGACTGATAAATCTATGCTTCTTTCCACTGTCTACAGGTGTGTAGATGTAATTGGTGATTCAGTGGCACAATTACCATTAGAGCCATATAAGATTGACAAGGACGGATATAAAAGAAAGTATCTGGAACATCCCACTTACTACCTGCTGAACAAAGAGCCAAACAGCCAGATGAGCAGGTTTACTTTTATGAAAACATTGATTACCTCTGTCCTTTTAAATGGTAATGGTTACGCCTTAATTGAAAGAGATGCCAAAGGTGATGCAGTAAGTTTGAAGCTGATTCCTTCTGAATTGGTCACTATATCAAAAGTTGATCCTTTAAAGAACAAGATAATGTATAATGTTACTGGCATTAAACAACTGGTAGAACCTGTTAATATGATTCATATACTGAATTTCAGCTATGATGGCATTACGGGAATCAGTACATTACAACACGCCAGAAATACTTTGGGACTGGCTACAGACAGTGAAGCACACGCAGAGGGGTTCTTTAAAGGCGGTGCAAATCTGGCTGGAATTATCAAAGTACAATCCAGCTTAACGCCAAAACAGCAATTGGATATTAAGGAAAGTTGGCAAAGTACATTCAGCCCTATGACTGGTACGCCAAATGGTGTAGCCGTATTACAGGGAAATATGGACTTCCAACCAATTACAGTCAGTCCTAGTGATGCACAATTATTAGAAACCAGACAATTTAATGTAATTGACATTTGTAGGTTCTTTGGAGTATCACCAGTAAAGGCATTTGACCTTAGTAAATCCAGCTACAGTACGGTAGAAGCAACTCAATTAGCTTTCCTTACTGATACGTTATCACCTTTATTAGAGAAAATAGAACTGGAGTTTGAACGTAAACTATACAAACCTTCTGAAAAGAACAGCATAGATGTAAGATTCGATACGTCTGTATTACTTAGGGCAGATAAAGCCAGTTTAGCTACATATTACCAGACCTTGTTTAATATTGGTGTAGTCAGTCCTAATGAAATAAGAAAGCAATTGGATTTAGAACCTTTGGAAAATGGGGATAAGTCATTTGTACAAGTAAATGTAATGACTTTAGATAATGCAGTTAATAATTTACCTTCTAATAATGCTATAAAGAATGATACAGAAAATATATAAAGGCAGTGATATAATGGTTGCATTGTCATTGAAGGATGCAGAAGGTACACCCTATAGAATAAGTACTACTAATGAGTTTACTATAAGGTTCTTTACTACTGATCCTGATACATATATAGAAGGTAGTTATTCTGCTGGTAAATATACTGGAATCATAGCAGAAGAAGATACTGATTACATTGCTTTGAATGCTTTGGATTTAGAAAAGCTGGAAGATGGAGTACTAAGTTATGTGTACCATATCAGAGTTACCAATAGTAATTTTAAAGATGGCTTCTATGATGAAGTAATAAAAGGACAGACTAATTTATACTTAAAATCTAAATGCTTATGTATAAAGTAGAAATAACCAATAACAATAAATATGAATTGGAATTGGACAGGGCTAATGTAGTAGTTGGTTCTGGTGGGACTGTAGTACCTGTTTGGGGTACTATTATAGGTGATATTACCCAACAAAAGGATTTACAGGAGGAACTGACAGGTATTAAAGAATCAATTCCAGACCTTACACAAGTAAATGAAGATATAGCCAATTTGGAATCTGTTAAGGCTAATAAGTCTGAAATTCCTGATGTTACAGGTTTGGCTACTAAGGAAGATCTTAAAAGTAGGGTTACAATGAGTTATCTAGGTGCTAATTACTATAAGAAGGCAGAAATAGATAAAAAATTAGATGCCATTACTAGTGGTGAAGCCGATTTAAGTAATTATTATACCAAAGAAGAAACTTATAGCAGGAAAGAAATAGATGAAATGATGCCAACACAGGAATGGACAGATATTTGAACTAAAATTGACTAAGCTATGAAAGAACAACGAAACTGTAACTATGAATTAAGATCTGAATCCAGAACGGTAGAAGGATATGCTTTGGTATTCGATAAAGAATCCAGAGATCTAGGTGGATTCATTGAAATAATAGATCCTTCTTCTTTAGATGGTGTGATTGAGAAATCAGATATATTATGCCTGTTAAATCATAATGAAGATAAAGGGGTATTAGCCAGAAGTAAATTTGGTGTTGGTTCTCTATCTTTACTTGTAGATGAAACAGGATTGAAGTACAGATTTGAAGCACCAGATACCGCACTGGGGAATGAATTGCTGGAAGGGCTTAAAAGAGGTGATATTACTACTTCTTCTTTTGCCTTTACCATTGATAGTGACAAATGGGAAAAGAGAGCAGACGGTAAATATCTAAGACGAATCACCAAATTCAAAGAATTATTTGATGTTTCCCCTGTGTACAAAGAAGCCTATCCAGATACCAGCGTAGCCTGTAGAAAGATGCAGGAACTGAACACAGAGGAATTAAAGGAATATTATCAAAACCTTAGAGAAGGACTATAATGGACACTTTGACTTTGATAGACCAAAAGGAACAATTAAGAAAGAAGGCAGAGGAATTGATTACCAATGCTGAAAAGGAAATTAGAAAGTTGAATGATGGAGAAGCTACAGAGTTAAACCATCTAAAGAAAGAGATTGCAAGTATTGACAGCCAGATAAAAGGTATAGAAGAAGAGAATAAAAGAAATTACAAACCACAAATCAATAAAAAGACTATGGAAAAATTTTCATTGCTTAAAGCTATCAATGATGTAGCTAATAACAGACAATTAGATGAAAGAGCCTTAGAAGTAGTAACAGCTGGTCAGAATGAAATGAGAAAGGCTGGACAATCTTATGCTGGACAAATTGTATTGCCTATCGAGGAAAGAGCAAATATTCAGGCTACTGTTGCAACTGCTGGACAGGAAAATGTTGCAGAGGATAAATTAGGAATCCTAGAACCTCTAAGAGCCAATTTAGTATTAGTACAGGCTGGTGCTTCTTATATGACTGGCTTAATTGGAAATGTATCTATTCCAGTTTATTCTGGATCTAATGTAGGTTGGGCTGGTGAAGTTGCTGCTGCTACTGATGGCGCAGGTAAATTCAGTGAAGTAAACTTAGAGCCTAAACGCCTTACTGCTTATATTGATGTTTCAAAACAGTTCCTTATTCAGGATTCCAACAGTGCAGAAGAAATGTTGAAAAGAGATATTGTTGCTGCTATTTCAAATAAACTGGAAGCTACTATTTTAGGTAATGCTGCTGGTTCTGCTACACAACCTGCTGGTTTGTTAAATGGTGTAACTGCTGACACTGCTGCTGTAACTTATGCCGACTTTGTAAATATGGAAGCTACATTAGGCGAAAAGAATGTAAGAGGTGATATTAAGTTTATCGTATCTCCATCTGCCAAGGCAGTATTAAAGTCTACAGCAAAGAATCAAAATTCTTTCATTATGGAAGGTAATGAGGTAAACGGTTATCCAGTCCTTTGTACATCTGCTGTAGCTGGAAAAGGTATTGTTTACGGTAACTTCAGTGATCTGGTTATTGGACAATGGGGAGGTATCGACTTGACTGTAGATCCATATACACAGGCAGCTAACGGTAAAGTAAGACTGGTTATCAATGCTTACTTTGATGCCAAACCCAGACGTGCTGATTCTTTCGTAAAGAAAGTGTTGAAAGCGTAACCTTAACTTATGAATAAGCTATGTATGTAACTTTATGTGAAGCAAAGAAACATCTGTTGGTTGATAATTCATTTAAAGATGATGATGAATACATACTAGCTTTAATAGATATAGCAGAAGATGCTGTTTCAATTAATATAAATATTCCATTGGACAGCATTACAGTAGGTGGTGAATTACCGCCTGCTGTAAAAGCTGCTATACTTTTATTAGTTGGTAACTTATACGCTAACAGAGAACCTGTAGCCTATACTGCTGTAAATAAAGTGCCTTACACTTTTGATTACCTAATTTCCTTATATAAAAACTATTCCACAAAGTAATGAGGGCAGGACTATTAACCGATCCTGTAACCTTTAGAAAGGCAACCATTACAAAGAACCAATACGGACAGGAAGAAACAGATTGGATTGATTGCATATCAACAAGGGCAAATGTAAGGTTCAATTCAGGTAACAGGGTTACAGAAAACAATGAAATCATTAACACCTATACAGTAACATTTACTGTAAGAAGGTATCATAACATAGATGAATTTATGAGGATTCTTTGGAAGGGCAAAACTTACAGAATCCTGTCCATAGAGGATAATAACGAAGATAGGACAAAACAATCTATTACTATTATTGGAGAACTGATAAATGAATAATGTGGATGCAAGGCAAGTCCTACAGATGTTTGCTGCACTGGATAGCAAGAGACAGAAGAAAGCACATAGGACTGCACTTAGAAAAGCTACAGGCATATTGGTTAGAGAAACCAGAAAAAATTTCAGGAAGGTAGTAAAGAATCCCAATGCCAGAAACAGGTGGAACGGAAAAACCTTTTCTTCTGGAATCAAATCTAAGGTCAATAAGGAAGCCACAGAGGGTAAAGTACATATTATGGGAGACTTTAGATTAAAGTTCTTTGAAATGGGAACTAAGACACGTTACAAGAAACGGACTAAGGGCAGACCATCTACAGGTAGTATAAAAGCCTCTTATTTCTTTAAAAAAGCCAGAGAAGCCAAAGAATCAGAAATCAGTAATAGTATGAATGACATAATAACCAAATCTATACTAAGGGTAAATGGACAGTTTAAAGGTAGGTAAAGAAATCTATTCTCTTTTAAATGGTAATGATTCTCTTACTGGGGTAGTAGGCAGTAAGATCTACCCTATTATAGTAGAAAAGGAAACTACATATCCATTTATAGTATATAAGAGAAGTAATATTATTCCAGACTATACTAAGGACTTCCATTTCAAGGATGAAGTAATAATTGACATTATATGTGTGTCTGATGATTATTCTGAATCCGTTGATATAGCCAGTATGGTAAGGGATATTCTGGAAGATAAAAGATTTGCTGATATAGAAAGCATCAAACTGGAATCTGCTGATGAAGATTTTATAGATGATACTTACGTACAGACATTAAGTTTTAATTTAATAATAACAAAATAACTATGGGAAAGCCGATTAACGGTAGTGATTTGATGTTATTCATTGATTCTACTGGAGAAGGAACAGCATTTAAATCAATAGCATTTGCAACTAGTCACAGTTTATCAATTTCTGCTGAAACAGTTGAAACAAGTTCTAAAGATACTGGTGGAAAATGGGTGTCTAAAGCACCTAGAAAGCTAAGTTGGACTATGAGTACAGAAAATCTTTACTCTTTAGATGGTGAAGGTTCTACTTATGATGATCTTTTTACTGCTATGACAGAAAGAAAAGAATTAAGTGTAGTTTTCAGCTTAGAAAAAGAATATGCAGCAAAGAAAGATGAAGTTCCTGAAGGTGGATGGACACCTGTAACCACTGGACAATATAAAGGGAAAGTAGTAATTACCAGTCTGGAACTTAACGCACCGAATGGAGATAATGCAACATTTACAGCTTCTTTTGAAGGAGTTGGAGCACTGACTAAAACAGCATAATATAAAGCCTTTATATCTCTGTTATAGAGGTGTAAGGGCTTTTTTTATATCAACAGAATTATGGAAATAACAATTAAAGACAAGACATATAAAGTAAAGTACAGCATTAGGGCAATGTTCGTATTTGAAAAACTGACTGGCAAATTATTCAAACTGGAAAGCCTGATGGACTTTTATATATTCTACTATTCTATGATACTGGCAGGAAATCCAGAATGTACATTGCTGTTTGACGATTTTATAGATGAATGTGATTTGAATCCTGTTTTGGTGGCTGATATTCAGAATTACCTTAATGCGCAATTTCAAAAGCAAGGGCAACTGGAACCATCTAAAGAAGAAGATACTTCAAAAAAAAAGTAATATCCATTTCAGAACTGTATAGTATCATTGTGGTAGAATGTGGAATCCAGCCAGATTACTTTTTGGATAAAATGCAGTGGTATGAAGTGGATTCCTGTTTAAATGGTCTGGAGGGTAAAAACAAGAACGGTTGGGAACAAACCAGATTCCTTAGTTATATCACGGCACAAGTAAACAGCAGCAAGAAGTTAAAGCCTACTGATATTCTTTCCTTTAAATGGGATAAGCCAGAGGATACAGGCACATCTATTACTAGTGAAGATATACAGAGGTTGAAAGATAAGGCAAGTAAAACCTTAAAACTATTATAATATGGCTGATTTGATTACTAGATTGCTGCTTAATACACAGCAATTTGATAATAATTTAGGCAAGTCAACAAAACAAATACAGGGATTCCAGCAAAAGATACAAGGCTTTTCCAGTGGTGCTGTCAGTGCCTTTACAAAATTTGCGGGGGTACTGGGCGTAGCTTATGGAGCTACAGAACTGCTACAGAAAGGACTTAACAGCAATGCCACTTTACAGGATAAATATAATTCTTTGATGCAGGCTGGATCTACTGTAACAGACCAATTCTTTACAGCCATCTATTCAGGGGACTGGACTGTATTCAATGATGGTATAGAAAAAGCCATTAAGAATGCAAAAGAATATGCAGATACCTATAGGAATGTACAAAGGATGCTGGAAACTACAAGCATCAAATTTGAACAAACGGATGCAAGGAAAACACAGTTGGAAGCCATTATAGAAGATGATACCAAACCACTGGAGGAACGGAAGAAGGCACAGCAGGAGTTAGACCGTATATTGCTAATGGGTGTGGCTGATATTAGGGAAGCATCCCAAATAACAGAAAGGGAACTAAATAATATGTTGGCTGATCTGATTGGAGAAGCTCAATATATCACGACAGAGAATGCACAAAAACTGATTTTGGATATAAGGAACAAGTATTCAGGACTTAGAAAAGAACTAGATGCCTATAGGGAAGTCAGAGATACAAAGAATCAGGTACTAAATCCTAATGCCTTCAAATACAGCGGTGACGAGTGGTATAAGATTAATCAGGACGCCACTAAGAAATATTATCAGGAATATACCAAAGACCAAAGAGCGTACTACGATGAATTACTAAGGCTGGCTGATAGAATGAATGATGAAACATTTAGTTCATTTCAAGGCTTGTTTGATAAACTGAATGATCTTAATGACAAGGCTGGTACTTGGGAAAAAGACAGGGCTGGAGCAAGGGATGAAATAGCTGGTATTAAAACTACTGCCAGTAAAAAAGAAATCATTCCAGCAGGTTCTATTATGGAAATGCAGAAAAAGATTGCAGACCTTAGAAAGAAGTATGAAAATGCTGCTGATGAAGGAACTAGAGTAGGGTTTATGAAAGCCATCAAAGAAGCAGAAACAGAACTTAAAATGATGCAATTAAGGGCTGCTGGAACTTCTTTACTACCAACTGGAGAAATTAATAAGCCTGTTGGAAGGAATATTGCAGATGATGTAAAATCTGGATATATAAATATAAAGCCTATATCTACAGACAGTATTCAGGCTAATTATGATTATGCGGATTCTTTAGGTGCTATAGCTTCTATTATGGGATCTGTTACCAATATGACAAATGAAGGTGCTGCTGGTTGGCTGGCTTATGGTGCTAATATCCTTAGTAGTATCAGTGCTGCTATACCAATGATAACCAGTTTAACTACTGCTTTAACGGCTAAGGCTGCTGCTGAAGCTGCTGGTAGTGCTGCTGCTGTGCCTGTAGTAGGTTGGATTAATGCCGTTGCTGCTATTACGGCTATAATGTCTGCTATGGCTGCTGTACCAAAATTTGCTGATGGCGGTATCATTGGCGGTAATTCCTTCATTGGCGATAATATGATAGCCAGAGTAAACAGCGGTGAAATGATTCTGAACAACAGACAGCAAAGGAATCTGTTTAACCTTTTAGATGGTAAAGGTGGAACTTCTGTTAATGCTGGAGGAGAGGTTAAACTAAGGATTGAGGGTAGAGATTTAGTAGGGGTTATTAATTCTCAAACAAGTAAGACAAGTAAATACAAGTAATATGTACAACCTTATATATACAATGCCATTTACTAATGTAGATGGTGAAGCCTTAACTGTACAAATACTAGAAGATGGTGGAACTGGTTCACCTGTAGAACTTACAGGTGGCACACCACCATTTATAGTAGATGTGAATGATGAAGATTTTTTATATACTCCAACCAGATTCAGCGGAGCTACATTAAAGTTAGTTGGAAGTGACTACTTACAGAAATTGTTTAGTACCCAATACCAGAAGTTCAAAGTTAATTTGGTAAAGGCTGGTTCTGTTATCTGGACTGGCTTTATAACTCCAGAATTATATTCACAGGATTATGATAACAGCTTGTTTGAATTGGAAATAGAATGTATATCAGCCCTATCTACTTTAGAGTACATAGACTTTAAGCAAGAAGGAGCTACTGTTTCCTTACTAGGTATTATTAAAAAGTGCATTACAGAAAGTAAAGGGGATTTTAGGGCAGTCTACATACCAAACGTCTATACTTCTTCTTTAGATGGTATAACTGTCAGTACTGCCAATTTCATAGATGAAGATGGCAAGGCTATGACTTTGAAAGAATGCTTGGAAGAAGTTTGCAAGTTCCTCAACTGGACTGTAACGGAATATGATGGTTGTATTTATTTTATTGATATGGACTATATAAAGGCTGGTAAAACCAGTTATACCAATATACTTACCAGTACTACTACTACCCTATCTTCTACTATAAATCTAAGGGATATACCATCTAAAGGAAACAGTAACCTATTATCCATATTAGGAGGATACAATGTAAGCGCCTAA